AAGCCCTCTAACGTTTTCAAGGAATAAAGTCCGTGGTTTGATTTGTTCAGCCGCTCTGGCAATCTCGAAGAATAACGTTCCACGAGTTTCATCAAGGAATCCTTTTCTTTTACCTGCGATGGAGAAAGCTTGGCAAGGGAATCCTCCGCAAATAAGCTCAACTGTTCCGCGTAAGGTTCGCCACTCTTCATTGCTGACTGTTGTAATGTCATGATATTCTCGTTCTCCTTCTGTGTTGTGAATGGCTTTGTAACTCTGCCGGGCAAACTTATCGATTTCACAAAATCCTACACATTCATGTCCGGCTTGCTCAAGTCCAAGTCTAAATCCACCAATGCCGGCAAATAAATCTAAGAATTTCATCGCTCCACCACTTTCACTAAATCAACTCCGAGGGCTTTGCCTGCGAGGTATAAAGTACATAGGTTTAAATTATCCTTGACAAATTCTTTTAATCCTGTAAACCTAGGAAAAGTTTCATCTTCATCGGCTTCATAAAGTTCTTGTAATTCTACAAAATCATCAAGAATAGAGTAATCATCAAAACCACTTTCTCGAACGTATCTTTTAGCTTCATTTGGAATTTCATCCAACTCATCCGCAATGCTTTTCGGAATCGTGAGCTGGGGACGTTTAGCGACTTTTTCTGCAATGTGTATCAAAGCAGATTCCAAAGTTATTTTGGCATGCCACTCTTGGTTTGCTTCCATTCCGATATCAACCGCTGCGTCATCCATTGCTTCAACTGCAACTTTCAATAATTCATCAAGTTCTGTATTATTTAAGATTTCGCAAGCTTTTTTTAAATCTTCGTCATACTTACTCATCGCCGCTCCCTTCATACTTTCTAGTTGATGAATAATAAATAGTGGTAGGTTCCACAGCTACTTCAAATTCTTTTTCACAGTTAGGGCATTGTGCTTCATAAAATTCGTCAGGAATATTTTCCCAGCATTCATGTTCAAAAACTTTGCCACAGTATGGGCATTCTACATCAGTCATCATCCCCTCCAATCGCTGCGAGTGTTGATTTATCAATAGGACACCAAAATTCAGGGTGGAAATACTCATCAGTTACTTCTGCTATTCCTCCAATGATATATCCATCCACATAGTATCCGTGAATATATCCATCTTCATCCAAGCTTTCTTTCAACCAATCGAATTCTCCAAATTCGTCTTCTTCGGCTTGTACGAGCGTTGCATATTTTGGTTTTGCTTTAAATTTCATTGTTTTCTCCTTTTTCAATCGCTGCGAGTGCATCTCGTGCTGTAAAATAACAATCATCTGAGCAATCAAACTCACATATTTCTGTCAGTGCTTTAGCCTTGCTGTTAAGCTGTTCTTGGAGTTTTTCAACCTTATTTTCGCCAGTTAATTTTTTAACTTGACTTTCCGCATAAACTGCTTCCATACTACAACCGCCCTGACAATAACAATCTTTGTCAAACTCATCGTATAAGAAGCCGTACGCTCCGTTGTAATATCCAATTGGCTCTAGTTTTTCAACCGAAAGTTTGTCAGTGGTGACCGTTTGTTTATCAAAATAATATTCAATGCTATAAATTGATACTTCCTCAGTAGGCTTAATACCAAGCTCACATAAATAAACCTGAATATCCTGAGCTGTTAGAGTATACTCTTTTGCTGTTTCAGTCATATCAAAGTTCCTCATTCAATACTAGGTCCACAATGTCGTCAGTATGAACCGCTTGACAGATTCCCCAAGAAGAATCTTCTCCTGAAACCACAACTAATGCATCTTGTGGTAATTTATTAAGTTCTTCAATCATTTGTGCTACTGTTAAATTTTTCATTTTATTCTCTCCATTTTAAATACTGGCTTAGTTTCATATTTTTTGTAAATATTTTTACGTCTAATTTTATATTCTTCTTCTAAAGCTTTAAGCTCATCTTCTAAAAGGTTATGCTCTTTGTGAATAATCCATTTCCCGCAATGATAGCAGCGTTCGTCTTCAATCCACGCCGTTTCTACATTATGATTAATCTTGCCGCAATAAGGGCAGGTTATATCTTTATAGCAAGGGTCGCTCATTCTCCGTCCTCAACTAAGCTTTTATCTGGTAAATATGTTTCTTCTAAGCTTTCTATAATTTCTTCTAAGTCTTCAATAGTTCCTGTAAATTCTGGGTCAAAATCTCCTACTAAATATCCAGGCACTTGTGGATCAGTAAATAGTTCATTTATTTTCTCTTTTGCTTCTTCAAACGTCATTTAACCACCTCAATCTGTTCATAGCTCCCAGTTTCCATGCTGTCGATTTCTGCTTGGGTGAATAAACAGTAATCAAGTGGTTTATCGTCACGGTCCTTACAATAATCTTGCTCGCGAAAATCAACTTTATCTAAACGATATAAGTATAATCCTGTCAGTTTATTCTTCAAATAGAACAGCTGCGGTTTTTCTACTTGATAGCCATTGATTGCTAAATGGAAAAGGACAATTAGTTTACTGTTTAATCCACCAAATCCAAATCTTTCATCATTATGCTGGAATTCATTTAACCAGGTAACGCCTTCTTCGCCTAAAGCTTCATATAGTTTTGACCATGAACTTTCGGGCTTTTTCTTAAGAATCTCTACAGTTTTACCCACACACTCAGGCACGACTGGCAGGGATTGCTGTTGAATAATAGGTTCAACTGCCGTACCATTCGAATCAAACGTAGTACGCTCATCTCGCATGAATGAATTTTCGTTTTCAAGTTTTTCGCAGTGCTTTTTCAACTCCTGAAACTCTTCGTCTGAGCGCCAATTTTTATAGGTGTCAAATACCCAATTTGTTTCAATGTATGTTTTTTTAGTCAAAGAACAACCAGATTGAGTAAAATACATTGGAACTTCCTTTAAGTCCATTTTTCTATTTAAATCTTCTTCAAACTTAGTCATTTTTCGTGTCCTCCAAATTAACAATTACCGTGCCACTACAATTTGTTCTGAAAATATTTACTTCTCGGTTAAGAAATGTAGAATCAAACATCTCAGTGTGGCCCCTGTAAATCAAATTAATGAGTGTTTTATCATGAGTATCTTTTAAAATTATATTTGTGTCGACATCTAATTTTTTTAGTAAACTTTCAACTGTCATTTATACACTCCTAACCAGTACATCATCTAGCCAAACTTCTCCGATAAAGTCCTTTGATACTACAGTATTAAGAAATTTAACTTGCTTTTTCAACCATTTTTTACTCCAAGTAGATGCATCAGGCAATGGGTATAAATTAGCATCATAGGCTTTAAAAAATAATTTTGTTTCATTAGAATTTTCAACATCAAGTAGAAATTCTACAGATTCAAAGTTTGAACCATTTGAAAATCCACATTTATATTTTTCTGTCCACTTCATTTCAACCCTCACTTTTTATATTTTCAATGAATTTATCTATTTTCATTAAATACTTATCAATTTTGAATCTTAATTTTGCTGAACATAGATGCAAAGATACTAGCAAAAATTGTTTTTCATAATATAATGTATTTCGAATTTTTCTTTTCTGTGTTCTTGATATTTTTTGCATCTATTAGTTCACTTCGTAGCGTTAACAGCATCGTCTGATAAATCTTTTGTCTGTTGCGCATCAGTGACTGCTTGAGATAGCTCGTCAGTCTTTTGTTGAGCTGCAACGAGCTTTGAGTTCAAATCACTAATCTGTTGCGCCATGCTCGCTTTGTCTTGGTTCGCTTGATTCAACTGATTGGTAACATCGGCTTTCTGCTGATTGAGTGCGTTCAGTTGATTTTGATAGCTAGCAGCTTGATTTTGCAAGTTTGAGTTATCTTGATTGATTTGGTCTTTCAACTGGTTAATTTGGTTGTTCAATTGATTCAGTTGGTCTGAATATTGCTGTGAGCTATTATTAGCTTGTTTAAGTTGTTCGTTTCGGTCTAGCAAGCGTTGTTTCAAGATAGAGATATTCTGTTGCACAGCGACCATATTTTGATGCCCTGCCCATGCGTTAGCTGCATAAGCTCCAAAAGTTGCTGAACCAAAGATTCCTGCTGCGACTACTGCTGTTGTGATTAATTTTTTATTCATTGTTTATCCTAATTCTTCTTTTTGCATTTTTTCAATCATCATTTTCATTTTTAACTTGCGTTTATATCTGCGTTCTGCCCGTTCCTCTTTGGTTAAAGAATAATATCCTTTTTCTTCTTCCTCGTTCGGTTCCATTAAAACATCTCGATTAGGGAAACGTTTTTTAGTTTCAGATTGATTTAAAACTGCATGATTTCTTTTACTTCTATATAACTGCTCTCTTTTCCCAACTTGAACATAGTAGAAAACAGTTTTTATTTTTAAACCTAATCGCTCAGAAATTTCTCTCGCCGTTCCAGTCATGATGAAGTTTTCTTTTTCATAAAAATCATAGACAGATGCTGGAAGTTGTTTCGCTGTTTTCTTATTTTCCTGTAAAAGCGCATCTGTTTTTTCTTGATTTAATAAAGCGTGCTTATATTTCGGTATTGCTCTATCTTTACTTTTTCCATTTTTTATCCAAAATGAAACTGCTGTTTTAGAAACTTTGAAGATATCCATTAATTCTTCTATTGTTCCAGTTGCGACTTTATCGCCCTCAATAAATACATCAAAGACTTTCGTTGCCATTTCCCTTTCCTCCTAACATTTTTATTTTTTGATGAAATTCTTCTTGAAATTCTTGATTAAATTTACTTTGACTATCTAACTCATATTCTGTTTTAGTTAAATCGCTTGATATGTTTTGACTAGCAAGCTTGCTAATTCGCCTGACTTCATTTCTTGTGTCGTAATATCCCATAACTTATACCTCATATTTTAGCTTTTAAGCGCTTTTATATTGTTCGTGATAAATTATCCACGAAATGGTTTAAGCGCTCAATGTAACCGTAATTTTCATGAATTAGAGCTATTCTGCCAGTTCTTTCACTACTAACTCTACTTTCCAGATCTTTGTATCTCCAGAAAGCCCACCATGCTCAAAACTTGTTCTGCGAATAACGTTGTAATTATCATCATTCCAAATTCCAGCATCTGTCAGTCCATCAATTAATGCTTTAGAAGTTGGTTCATAATTTGGCGGATCATATTTAAAGCGTTTGGGTGGATAAATCACAACAAACACATCGCAACGGTGCTTCTCATGGAATTGCTCAAATACTTCATCTGACTGGTCTAGCCATTCATGAGCTGTTCGACACGCAATCCGTCTTAAACGCTGTTTAGTGTTATTGGCAGCAATTCTTGAACCATAAGTTGTTCCTTTGTTATCATTCTCATTTATCATTTCTTTTCTGAGAAAGTTAAATTCAAACTTCACTTGCTTCTCCAAATCTAGCAATTGCAGGCATCTGAGCCATGCGATTAAGAATAAAAATAATCTCATGCTCAGATTTCTCTGCTAACTTCTGCTTTTTAATTTTTCCGAGTGGATAATGTTCGTTTTCCCACTGCTCAATGATTATTGTTTTCATTTACTTTTCCTCTTGTCAGTAATTCCCTCAAATTTAACAACACTATTTTTGGAGCCTTCCATGATTCGAGAAACTATTTTATCGTCATAAGATGAACGCATTTCTTTACCAGTAAGATTTGATGTGATAATCGTATTGCCTTCTCTTGCGTTGTAAATATTGTAAATAACACCTTGTACCCAGCTATTATCCTTAGAAAACGTGCTTTCAGTGCCTAAATCATCAATAACAAGCAAATCAACTGTTCGCATTAATGTTGTCAGTCGTTCTTCTTCTGCTTTGGTATCAGAGTAATTCCAACTATTTTTAATTTCTCGAATCAACTCACTAATATTGATAAACAATGTTGAGAATTTATCATCTTTGAGATTCTCGTTAACTTCTTGCAAAATAGCCATTGCTAAGTGAGATTTCCCTCTACCAGCTCCGCCAACAAATACAGTGTTAAACCTCTGACCTTGAGTGTACTCTCTGGCTATTCTTTGGGCTTGATTTAACACGTTTTGCTCTTCTAAGCCATTTACCTTAAAAGTATTGAAACGTGCAAACCAGAGCGATTTCTTGCCCACAAGGCTTTGTGTTTTAAGTAATCTATATTTTCCATACTTGCTTTTATTCAAGAAATCTTCATTTGCTCTTCGTTCAGCACTTACTTGTTGTTTTCTTTGATAGACACCTTCCAAGTCGCACTTTTTACAAAATGCCATACTTGAAAGCTGTAATCCATCAGAAGTAAGTTCACCATGAATTAAAGGGTCGTAATTTGTAGAAGCTGGATGAGTAAATCTATTCAGTTCAGTATCTGGATGATTTTTACAAAATAAGCCAGTTGGTACTGCACGTTTTAATTGATACCAGAGCATTCCGTCTTTGTTTTTTTCTTCATCAATCATTTAGAATCCCAGCTCCTCATCATATCCAGTATCTGCTTTGACTTCTTCTTGGTAATTCATGAACATTACATTATCCAAAAACTCATAAGGATTAACGCTATAGTTGCCATCTGGGTCATCAGAATGATTATTTATATAATCTTGGATGTAATTCTCAGCGCCTTTTACAATGCAATCTTTTTGGAATTGGGGTAAGTCAAGAAAAACTTGCAAAGCCATTGCTCTTTTGGAAATGTTTTTTTTATTAAAGTTTGAAAAGAGTTCGAAAAAGCGAGAAAAGATTTCTTGGTTATTTGTTTTGTTTTCCTTTTCTCTATTTTCTTTTACTTTACTTTTATTTACTTTACTTTCTTTTACTTTACTTTGTGGATTAATGTTGTCATTAATCGAGTTATTGTCGTCATTTATCGAGTTAATGTAGTCATTAACTAAGTTAATGTTGCGATAACTATTTTTCGGCAATAAAAAGTAAGAGGAAATTATAGGAACTTTAGCTCTGCGACCTACAGCTTCCATATATCTTTTTTGGATGCTTTCAGATGTAAGTATTTGATATTTATCGAAAAGGCTCTTTTCAAATAATCCAATTTCAAAGCAACTATCTAAAATATCTGTGAGCTGCTCATCATTGATTGGTAAATCTCCTAAGAATAAAACTCTTTGGATATTATCAAACTTTAAAAAGTAGCCATTTTCTGCATAAATTAAATCCCATAATTCGTAAATTACAAGTCTAGCAATCACTGAGTTCTTTGATTCTACGTACTTAAATTTGGTATCATATTTTGCTTTTACATCTTTAGGATAATAGTCAATTCCTTGTTTTGTTGGTCTTGCCAATCCTTATACTCCTTTCTTCGATATTTATTTCAAGTTTTATTTTTCAAATTAAAAGCTGGCGATGAGTGGTTATGTGTAAACACTAAATACTCATTGACTTTACGGCTCGTTCCGCCACCCTCCAGCTTTAACTTATTAGAATGGTAGGTCTTCGTCTGAAATATTCATTGGTGCTGAATTTCCAAACGGATCTCCTTGAGCAGAGTTGCCTTGAATATTGGTTTGCTGTGTACCGCCACCAAATTTCATATATTCTTCGTGTGTCAAGAATGCTTTATGCTCTGTTCCTGTGCTATTTCTAACTTCGCCATTTCTATCGGTGTATGTTCCTGTACGTTCTTTCATTCGAATAAATACTTTATGATTTGTTAAAAATTGGACTGTTTCACGGTTATATCCATAGTCAATCGGTGCAATTTTTTGACCATTATCTTCAATACTTGCAAGAATACGTTGGAGATTACTTTCAGTCCAACTTTCTCCGAAAAGGAGATTAGCAATAGTGCTTTCACCGTTTGGACCTTCAAGAGTAAATTTGAACATTTCCTTATTTGTTCTGCTCTTACCTGCTTCAACTTTTGTTATTTTAGCGATATGAACGCCTTCTTCAAATTGTTTCCCACCAAGACTACTTACGTTATTTCTGTTATATTGCATTATTTTTCTCCTTCAAATTTAAATAATTCATCAATCGGACAAGCTGTTCGACTGTCAATTCTGTTTTTAGCGTAAACACCATCGTTACCTTCTAAAATTGCTCCACGATTTCCAGTATTTGGATTTACTTTAATCCGACCTACTACATCCGTCCAACCAAGCAATTCACTTAATACTTGCTTTCTTATTTTTGGAACAAACTGGGTGATTACTCGACCATCTTCAAGTGAAATTTCTTGAGTGTCTTCCCAAGCCGTAACATAGACATTTATTGGGAGTCCATAAATTTTGGTCATTATTCTCAAGAAATAATTCGTCCAATCCCCATAGTCTTGGATTTCATTACGAATACCACCTTTTGAACTTCTCCCTCGTTCAATAAGCCAGTCTGATTGAAAACTCGTCACATTATCAATGACCAAGTTATCGTAATCACTTATGACGACATCAAGTTCTTTTAGAAAAACATTGATATCTTCGATTGGTTCGTTCCTGTTAAACGATTCTAATCCTTCATCATCAATTGTTCTCACATCAATATTTGGAATGCCACTTAATACTTTATGGGAGTTATCAAGAGATAAAACTAATGTTCTACCAGTTAATCCCTTTACTGCAGAAGTTTTTCCAAGTCCAGGTTTACCATAAAGCAATACTCTCCAATATTGAGTTCTACTGATATCAGTTGCTTTTGTAATTTTCATTTATCAAACCTCACGCATCCCATTTAAGAGGTGCTTTCTTATCTTTATAAACAATGGACTGCTCAAGCTCTTGTTCTATTCCATCTCCAAACTTGCTCTTGAGTTTAGTTAAAGTAATTGGCTCTACACAATCCCAACCATGAGCTTTAACTAAGTCATATTTCTGTTTATTAGTCATGGTAATAACCTTTTGTTGTGATGCTTTACCATAACTCAAACGATTGAATTGTTGCCCTTCATCAAGCCGCTTTTTAACCTCAGTTTCGCCCTTTTTATAAAGGTCAGCTATAATCTTTGCCTGAGCTAAAAATTCTGTAAGTGTGATATTATCCATATCTTTTATAGCTGATGGATTCAAGTCAACCCTTTGTCCATCGCCATCTACTGGTATAAGTTGTAATTCCATAATGTTCTCCGTTTCTTATTTTTGTTGAAACGTGATATAATCTAGGTATAAAAATATAAAGACACATCACGTCTTAGTCCGCATGCCAGTGCGGGCTTCTTTATTTTGTCAGTTCAATTGCAGCTTTATATGCATTTGACCATTCATAAAGCTGTGGGATGAGCGAATTTTGAAGAAAATCTTTTGAGTAAACTGAGAGTTTTTCTTTATAAAATTCGACTGACTCTTGATAAACTACTTGTCCAAGATGATTAATTGTTTTTACTTGTTCCATTAGAACCTCCATTTGCCTGCGAGGGCTTTTTTAGTTCCAAACTTTTTTCCAGTCTGAAATACATTCATTAAGCATTGCAGCTTTATCAGCAGAAAGCTCTTGCTTATTCTTTTTGCGTGAAGTCATATAAAGACTTCCGTCTGGACGTTGCCAAGTTTCAAAGACTACAACTCCACGATTTTCTCGTTTGATTAAATCATGATAGATTTGACCAACTGATGTTGGCAACACTCGAACTTTGCGCCCGTTTATGATTACTGTTTCCATTAGTTTCCTTTCATTTAATAACTGATTGGCGCTTTTTAAGCTCTTGCTTATACTCAGGAGTATTTACAAACTGCATGAAATCTCTAATTTCTTTGTATCGAAATCTACGTCCATCCATGAAAATGCCAGACTTGAATTGCGGAAATAGCTCCATTGTTTTTCTACGTCGATAAACTGTCTGTGGATGAATAGAAAACTTTTCCGCTACTTGCTGAGTAGTCAAGTAATCATCATCTTTATATTCCATTTGAACTCCTTTCTAAGCAACATCTTGTTCAACAACTGGTAAATATCCAGCTTTTTTAAGCTTGCGATATAAGAATTCTCTACCTTTTTGAGTCCAGCAAGTATTGATTCGTGTATGTTGCTTTTTATCAGAACCAATATAATTAAATGTACGGCTCTTGATATACCCTTTACCTTGAAATTTTGAATAAAGAATCCATTGATTATTTTGCTTATATTGAATTCGTAGTTTATTCAAAATTTGATTAAACTTAACAGCACTGATTCCGTAATCCTGAGCGATTTGTTTTACAATTAATTCATCTGGACTATCAAGAATCAAATCAAGGTATCGAGTCTTTTCAGTTGCTTCAGCAAGATCAAGACTGAGCTGACTATTTTCTCTTTCAAGTTCAAGCCGTGCTTCTTGCTCGTCTTTGAGTTTAGTTGCAAGCTGAATAATGAAGTCCGGACTTGTTAAAGTTTTTTCAATGACTTCATTAGTCATATACGCTCCGTGCTTGCGGATAGACTTCAAGATTTCTTTTACTTTTTTCTTGAAAACTTTCGCTTGAGGTTTACGCGAAGTCATAAGTACTTCGTAAAGACCGTCTTCTGTTAAAAACCACATGTTTCTATTTTGACCTGATGTAGATACTAACGACATCAGCTTTTCATCTTCATCAACATTATTAAGCATGTCTCGATTATTTTTTATCTCCAACATGTCTGCAATATCTTTCGCGAGAAATAAAGGATTTTCTGCTGTTCCATAAATTTTTGCATTGAATCCATCAATATTTTGTAATTCGTTCATTTTTGAGTCCTTTCTTAATCTAAGTCAAAGTATTTAATGAGAAATGTGATAAGCCATTTAACTGACTGAGTATACTTCCGATTTCCGTTTAATACAGAACTGATGTCTGATTTACGAAATTTATAAGGTGGTTCTTTGATGTTTTCATAAGCCCAGATAACATCTTTATTCCCTTTTCCCTCTTGTTCCAAATACTCAACTATTTTCTTTCGTTGAGAATCAAAACTTTGTTCTACTTCTGACATTTTTATCCTCCTATATTTAAAAAGTTAGATAAAAAGTTAGTTTTTTTGTAGTTCTTTCTTGACATATAACTACATTTCGTATAGAATAAAGGCATAGAGAAAAGCCTTAACTAAACATATAAAACTGCCGGGAAGCTTATTTATTGTGTTTGTGATTAAGTTGTTTTTCTAACGTTTTTTCTAACTTTTTATCTTACAAGAATCATTATATACGTTTTTGTAGTTCTTGTCAAGGGTTAAAACTACGTTTTTGTAAATTTATTTATAGGAGACCTTTATAATGACTGATATGACTACGTTTGATAGGATTAAAAAACTTGCAGAAAAAAGAGGGAAATCATTACCAGCTGTATCTGCAGATTTAGAATTTAGTGATAATTTATTTTATCGTTGGAAAACTTCAAACCCTAAAGCAAGTGATTTAGCTAAAGTAGCTGATTATTTCCATGTATCAGTTGATTATTTACTCGGACGTGAAGAAATTGAAGTGCCTCAGTTTTCTCCTGAACTTCTTGAAGCAATTGACAATGCAGAAGGTTATTCAGGTCAACCAATGGACGATCATGACAAAGAAATAATAAAAGGGCTTCTAGCTGGTTATTTTGCGGGCAAGAACAAAAAATAAGGAGTTTATATGGACTATCACGATATTTTGCGTGAAACAGGAATAGTCTTAATATGGGCTCCTGAATTGCACGACAAGGGTTTTTATGTCCCTTATGCCGAAGAGTGTCAATCGGAAAACGGAATTATATTTGTTAGACTAGGTCTAAGTGAAGATGAAACTGAATGCGTAATCTTACACGAATGCGGGCATAAAATTAAAGGACGTACACTTTCTGAACTAACTCCAAGTCAATTGCATATCATTAATGAAGCTAAGGCAAATAGATTCATGATACATTGCAAGGCTGTCGATTATTTAGAAGAAATAGACTATAACGCTTGCTACTATACTCCTGAACGATTTTTAACTAGATTTAAACTATCTGTAAAAGAATTTTATGATATGGCAGCTCAGGAAATGGAACAAATCGCTATTGATAATAAATCTCAATTAATTTTTTGAAATTTACGAGCAATGTCTTGATTCTCATAAAAAGCTAGATTAGGAACATAAACATTATGGAAAATGGAAAAACTCCAAAACCACAAAAACCAATCTATAAAAAAGTTTGGTTTTGGCTTCTAGTAATTGTTGTCGTAGCTTTAGGAATGCATTTCACTGGTGGAGCTAAGGGAGGAGACGGCGGAGATTCTGCAAGTAAAGACGATTCTTATTCAGAAAGCTCATCAAGTTCATCTGTTTCTTCTAGCTCAGCTGCTCCTGTAAGCTCAAGCTCTTCATCGAAAACTGATGACTTTAGTGCTGTATCAAAGACTTATAATCTATCTGCTGGAAACTATGCAGTTGGAACAGATATTCCTGTTGGAGTAGCAAATATAACTGCTACTTCTGGACAAGGTAATTTAATGACCGAATCAGGGTCTATAAATGAAATGCTTGGTATTGATGATGGAGATGGCATGTATACTTCAAGCTATAATAATGCTGAACTTAAAAAAGGGGATGTCCTAGAATTAAATAGCGGATTAAAAATAACATTAAATTATTCTGAAGTTAAAAGTAATATTAACCCTTGGACATATAATGATTCAGCTGCTAAACAACTCGGAACAGGTACATATACTGTCGGTAAAGATTTCCCGGCTGGTGTATATAAAATTGTTGCTGTTTCAGGCAGCGGAAATTTATCTGATAGTTCAGGGATTATAAATGAGATGTTTGGGGTAGATGACGGAAGCGGCATGTATAACTCTCAATACAATGGAGCACCATTTACAGACGGAGATAAATTAGAAGTTAGTGGCGGAGTTGTAATTAACATTGTTCCTGCAAATAATAAATAAAACAAAAAAATTCGCCCAGACTTTGGACGGAGAGGGCGGATTTAAACTATAAAGTAGTGTAAAAGCTTTCAATATGCTTTTTACTATACCATTTTATCAGAAATGAGGTATAAAAAGCAAATGTGGGTAGAAGATTTACCTAATGGCAAATATAAGTATTGTGAGCGCTATACAGACACTAAAGGTAAGTTAAGGAAAGTATCAGTAACGCTAGACAAAAATAGCTCTAGGGCACAAAATGAAGCTTCTAGGCTATTGTATAATAAAATAGATGCAAAGCTTGAAAAAGAAAAACAAAAAATTGAAGATGAGCAAAATAAAATAGCTTCTATCACTTTCTGGGAAGTCCAAGACGAATATTTTTCAATTTATGAAGAAACCGTAAAAGCTAAAACAGCCTCATTAAGAGATACTGCAAAGAAAAAAATTAGAAGTTTAGTTAGTGAAGATACTTTATTATCAGATGTTAACTCTGTTTTTATTTTAGAGATATTGGAAAAATTATATTATAAAGAAAATTATTCTTATTCTTATATCAAGACACTTAAAGCTTCTTTTAACATGGTTTTAGACTACGCTATATCAAAAGAATATCTGTCAGTTAATCCTATTTCTAATGTTAAAATCAAAAAGAAAGTCTTAACCTTAGAACAAAGGGAAAAGAAAAAAGAAAAATATCTTGAACGTAGCGAATTAAAACAAGTCATAAAAGATATGGCAGTAATAGATAAATCAACCTCATTGTTAATTGAATTTATGTCACTCACAGGCCTAAGATTTGGAGAATGTGTAGCGATTCAAAGCAAAAACATTGAAAATAATGTATTACACATAAACGGAACATGGGATAGCATTTCTAACTCTAAAACAACAACTAAAAATATTTATTCTGATAGAAAAATCACTCTACCCAAAAGATGTCTTCAAATAATTGAAGAATATCCCTTAAAATATCCAAAGGATAAAATAAATAAAGACAACTATATTTTTATAACTAAAGACTTTAAACCAATTAGATTGTCAGTTGTAAATAGTCGTCTTAAAAAAATAGATTCAGTTAAAAATTTAAGTACACATATTTTTAGACATACTCACATTGCTTTACTAACTGAAATTGGAATACCATTGAAGTCTATCATGGAAAGAGTGGGTCATAATAATCCTCAAACTACACTTTCTATCTATTCACACGTTACAGATAAGATGAGCAAAAATATAATTGAAAAACTAAATGAAATAGACCTCTTGAATTAG